GAGCTGTCGACAAGTGGCCCTGGAGATTGGTGTGGCTCCGAACCTGCTCACACGCTGGGTTCGAGAGGCACAGCCAAACACAGAAAAGGCCTTTTCCGGAACAGGTAGCCCGCGAGATA